ATAATTTAGAAGTACGTGATGCTGGTAGTGCTCCTACACAAGATGTAGAGATGTTTCAAGGCGAAATAGCCAATGAAATACCTTCTGGTGACATCCCACAAGATGCACCTTCTACGCCTACACAGGAAGCAGCACCAATTACAGAAACTACAGAAAATGGAGTCGAATCAACAGACGACTCTAAACGGTATGAGTACTGGCAGTCACAGGCAGACAAAGCCAAGAGTGAGCTGTCTGGACTTAAAGAAGAACTGGATTACTACAAGAATAGTTTATCTCCTGTAGAAAACATGCTAAAGCATAATCCAGAGGTTCTTGATAGTCTAGAGGCTAAACTCTCCAATGATAACCCAAATGGATACCCGCAAGGATTTCAAGAGGCATCATTGAAGGAGCCTACACAACCTGAAAGACCAGTCAATTACAACGAAGTCGATGCATATAATGACCCAGATAGTGAGTCATTTAAACATCGTATGGCTAAAGAGCAGTACAGAGATCAGTATTTAGACTATCTCAAGAATGTTGACAGGAATCGCACAATGCAGATGGAACAACAGTACCAACAGCAAATGGCACAACAGCAACAAATAGCTATGAGGCAACAAGCACATAGTCATGCTGTAAACACTTATGGATGGGAAGCCAATAAGGCTAACGATTTCATTGAGTGGGCTAGTGCTCCTGACAATCTGAGTCTGGATAATTTAGCTAAATTGTTTGAATTGAGATCAAATACAAACCCAGTAGTGCAACAAAAAACACAAGAGATGCAAAATCAGGCAGAGCGTTTAGCTGTTCCTAAGTCAGCAGTAGTGCAGACAGGAAAAGCAGAACAACCTCGAAATGAAGAGCAACTCTTTAGTGATGCATTACTAGGTAAAATTTGATTGAAGTAATATAGGGAGTTACAAATGGCAGCAACAGAAAAGCAGCTATATAATGGTGGGGCTTCTAGTGTACTTTATACGGATAGACGAGATTTTTACGTTGACCCGCAAGTCACTAAAGAGCTTTGGACAGACGTCGCTCCGTTTACTACAATGGTTAGTAATCGTGAAATGCGTCAAGTACCAGACCCCATTTTCAAAATGTTTGAACACAGGAATCCTTGGGTAAAGCAAGAGTTTCAAGCAGCAGAAGGAGCAACATTAGATAATGATGATAATGGAGATAGTTTAGAAGTTGATGGTGCTTCTAATTTATCATCTGCACCAGATGCCTCTTGGATTGGATTAGCTTGTGAAATATGGGATTCTACAAAAACAACTAATAGGGGAATTGCAATTATTACAGCGATACCAGAAGCAAATCATATTACTGTTAAAGCAGTAGAAGGAGCTATTACAGTTTCTGATGATGATTATTTTTGCGTTGTAGGTAATGCACACGGTGAAGGTAGTTCTGCACCAGATGCATGGGCAGATGAACTATCAGTTGTTTATAATTCTACTCAAATTTTTAAGACTCCTCTACAAGTAACAGGTACGCTTCAAGCTGCTGTTCTTCGTGGAGAATCTTCTGAATTGGCTAGACTACGTAGACAAAAAGCTCAAGAGCACAAAATGCAGAAAGAGAAAGCTTTCTTATTCGGCACAAGACTTGGTGGAACTGATTTAGCTGATGCTAGAGATGGTGCTACTGCAGAAACTTTTGCAGATGGTGGAAGAACGGATGCTGCTGGAAACCTTATTAGGACTACTTATGGAATTGTAAGTGCCTTAGAAAAGTATGGTTCAAGTACTTCTACAGATGATCATGAGAATGTTTTTACTATTTCTGAAGCAAGTTACTCTTATGGGGAATTTGTAGATGATATGGAAAAAGTTTTCCAGTATGTTCCTGAAGCAGGTGTTAAACGTGCATTCGTTGGAGCTGGTGCTCTTGGATATTTTTCTAAGATGGCTGGTTCTTCTGGAATGGCAGGCAATTCAGGTTGGACTGTTAATCTAGGTGATATGAAGCGTGATTCATTAGGATTTAACTACAGAGTACTTGAGACTCCACATGGAATGGTGCAATTGATTCCAACTCCAGCATTGCGTGGTCAGTATAACAAGTATATGGTAATTGTATCTGATGAAAATCTGTTTCATGCACAGTATAGACCAGCTCAGTATCAGGCTAATATTAAAACTGATAATGCCTTTGATGGTGTTAAAGACCAGTATATGTCTGACGAGGGATTAGGTATACAGCTAATTGAGAGTCATTCTCTGTTTAAGATCACAGCGTAAGGAGGCTAATTATGGCTAGACCTTATTTAGGTGGTTCAAGTGCAAGTGTAGAAACACTTACGGATAATAAAACTCTAGGCGTTGGTGATAGTGGGAAAGTATTTCTCATTGGAACTGATGCTAAAGTAGTGACTTTACCCGCAAGTGTTAAAGGTATCGAATATACATTCGTTAATATTGGAACAGATGGTAATAACATTATTACTATTAGTCCTAATGCTAGTGATGCTATTCATGGAACAACTTGTGCTAGTACTAATGTTGTACTTAGTGGAGTAGATAATAAAGACCTCATAAATACTAAAGCTACTGCCACAACTGGAGATAGTTGTAAGCTAGTTGGTGATGGTAAAGATGGTTGGTACATGGTTAGTTGTACAGGTATTTGGGCAAGTGAAGCTTAAACACAAGTAACTAAAAGAGTGGGGGGCTTTATGCCCCCCTCTTACAAGGAAATTATGGCAAAAAAGAAAACAGTAAAAAAGAAAGCGGTCAAACCGAGTAAAAAAAAAAGACCCAGTTATGGACGCTCTAAGAAAACCTATTAAAATTTAATGGCAACATTTGAAGCACAAGTAGAGGCTCAGACCTCAATAGCAATAACAGATGTTAGTACACCTACTCAAAATGAGCTATCTCAATTCTTGAAAGATGGAGTACTTGATGTTACTGCTAGGACTCTAAAGTCAAATCCACAAGACTTTCAAGACTTTATTAGAGTTACAAGTGAGCAGACTGCAAATGGAAAAGATATTAACGGAGCACAGATAGTTTCTGTTGTTAGAGAAATTACTGATGCTAAATGGAATAATTGTATACAAGTTCCAGTTGGACATCAATTTAAAGTTGCTGATGCTGGTAGTATTCATTATGCAACAGTTCATAATCCAGTATATTTTATATCGGAGAATGGAAAAGTAAATGTTTACCCAGCACCTTCAGGTGATGGATCAAGTTCTTATAAAATTTACTATATTAATAATGTTCCTGTAGATAAAGCAGAACAATCCCTTGTCTATTCTCATAGCGATATTGGGTTCTTTGCTGATAATAAAGTTTATTTAGTGGTTATATATGCATCAATAAAAGCAATAGAATCAAAAATAGCATCATATACAATTGATGACGAAGATATAGAAATGGTTCAATCATTACAGAGTACGCTAGCTGTTTTAAAAGATGATTATGAGAGGGCTTTCGCAGTATGACACAAAAAGAAATGATAGAATTAATTCAACTGCATCATTCTGATATGGGGGAGACAGAAGCTAGAACTTATCTAAATAAAGCTTTAAAAGAATTTTGCAGAGAAACAAAAATATTATCAGGAACTACAACTTTTACAACATCATCTGATGAGAGGTATTATAATCTTTCAAGTGAGGTTGGTACAGATGGTAATGGAAAAATAATAGAGATAACAAGAGTAGATATTAACGATTACAGAGTAGATAGATTAGTGGGGTTACCAGAAAAAACAGATGTCAGTTAAAACAACAGCACAGAGTCATGTATGGTGGATAAAGGATGGCAACTTAGGAATAGCTAAATCATCCTCTGATACTGATACGGACTATATATCTCCAGAAGCAAACCTCTCTGTCCGAATACATTTTATAAAACAAGATGAAGATTTTATAGCTGGAACAAGTGGTTCTGGTATTCATATGGAAGAATCTCCTGCTATACCAGAGGAATTTCACGAAACATTAACTCACTTTGCAATAGCACGGGGTTATGAAAGAAAGCCAGAGTTAATGAATAATGCTATTTATTTTAGAAATCTTTGGCAGCAAGAATTAAATAAAGCAAAAAGAGAAGCCGATATAAATAAAGATGGAACTCCATACTTTATACAAGGCTATGATTTTTAACCAATATGACCATGAGACAGTCACGCTCGGTAAGTCATAAGCAAGGAGAAACAAGATGACAATGCATAAATATCAAGTAAATGAAGCTAATAATATAGCTCTAGGACAATCTGGGTCTATATTAGAAACTGGAACATCTGCTATTACAGGTAAGAAAATAGCAGCAATAACATTTTTAGAAGATACTGTTTTTACAACGCTAACACCTGAAAGTGGAACAAACTTATATGTGGGTGATTCAAATAATAATGGAGATACTTCTGACAGTATTACATTCCCTCAAGGTATTACAATATTTGGTAGATGGTCTGCTTTTACTTTAGCTAGTGGCAAAGTAATAGCATATTTAGGCTAAGTTAATGCTTGGCTTAGGCAACCTGCTAACAAAAGGTGGGGTAATACAAAAGTTCCCCAACGAATACTCTTTCAATTTCGATGGTTCTAATGATTATTTAAGTTGTGGTACAGGACTTGGCAATCAACTTGGAAATAGTTATTCTGGTGATATAACTGTTTCAATGTGGATAAAATGCGATGTTACAAGTGGTGATGATGGCTTGTTTTATATGGGAGCGTCTGCCTTTACAGGTGCGTATGGAGAATTTCAAATTTTAATTTCATCATCTAATAGAATAAAATTAATGGTTAATGGCAATGCTTGGTCAACTCACATTACTACTACTGATACAGAATGGAAGCATCTTTGTGTTGTTTACAAGGGCAATAGTGCTAAAGAAAATACTATAATGTATTTAAATGGGGAAGCCCAAACTCAAACAGGAACAACAGATTCTAATACGCCATCTTCTCTTGATTTTAGTGGATTGGGAACTTTTATAGGTGCTTATTATGGAACAACAAATTATACTTTTAATGGCAATATTGACGAAGTAGGCATCTGGAATACTGCCCTCGATGCAACTGCGGTTGCAAAAATTGCAAGTAAGCCTTTAGACCTAACAAAACATTCAGCATCTAACCTTAAACTATGGCTCAGAGCAGGGGATAAGGTACTCCCAGAAGAAGATACCTCAATCGCCAGAAGTGACTTTTATACTGCATTTGATGGTGGGAGTGAGTATGTGGATTGTGGATTAATAGATATTCCTGTCCATACAAATGCTACAATGGCTTGTTGGGTAAAGTTAGATGATTTTGATGCTACTCAATTTTTTGGAGGTTCTCATAACTCTAAAAGGTGGTATTTTGGAATAACTGATGGGAAGAAACCTTATTTTGGTGTTGCTGATGCATATAAATCAAATGGTAGTGCTTTAACTATTAACGCAGGAGAGTGGAATCATTTTGCTTTAGTAGCAGATGGTGGTACTGCTACATTCTATATGAATGGAATAGCTAAAGATACCGACACCTATACTCAAGCATCTGCAACTAATCCAGATAACCCATTTCTTATTGGTGCAAGAAATGACGGAGGAACAGGAGCAGTAAGTGCTGTGAGTCCTTTAGATGGTAATATAAGTTCGGTTAAACTTTACAAAACAGCACTCGATGCTCAAACCATAAAGCAGTTTGCAAAATCAAGGTTTACCCCAATGCGTGATAATCGCTTTTCTGTGGTAAATCTGGATGGTACAAATGAATATATTGACTGTGGAAATGATAGTTCTTTAGCACTTACAGGTGCATTTACCATATCAGCATGGTTTAATATTAACAGTATATCTAATGTAGCAGGAGTAACAGTATTATCAAAAGGTGATTCGGGTAGTGATAGAGCAGTAGTTCTTCAAGCATTTAGACTTGATTCATCTGGTGGTATAAAATTTTCATTGTTTTTATCATCGGATGGTTCAAATTGGGCAGTTAGTGGATTAGATACAGGGTATGGTACTATTTCTACAGGAACATGGCATCATGTTGTGGCTACTTGGAATGGAAGTACAACAGGAAAAATTTATTTAGATGGGGTTCTCAAGGATACTGATACAGTTAGTTCTTTCACAACAAGAACAACAAGTTCAAATGTGAGAATAGGTATTAATTCAGATAATGGAAGTGATTTTAATGGAGACATAAAAAGCGTTTCTGTGTATAATGAAGTTAAGTCCGATGATGAGGCTTACGCTATCTATCAGCAAGGAATTACTTATGATGAATCTTCACTTAGTGGACTTCAAGGTTATTGGAGAATGGGTTCAGACACATCTGCATCTTATCCCACCATAGCAGATTCAAGTTCTAACTCAAACGATGGTACGATCACAAATGGTGCATCAGATGATATTCAACAACAGGCTGTTGCCATGTATGACATGGG